AATTATAGAGTCTTTAATAGAAGATGGTAGAATGCAAGAAGGAGGATTAGGATTATATGACTCTTTTGTACATTATGACGTTAGAGGAAAACGTGCTAGATGGGATTATAGAAAAAATAAATAATTATGGATAATAAAGAAAAGAAACCTCGTTACAGAGATATTCACGGAACTACAAGAGTAGGAGACTTCCTTAGAAGTATTAACTTAGATAAAACTATTAACGTAGTATCTAACTTAATTTCAGGAGACATTAAAGGTGCTGTAGATAGCTTAAAAGACCCTTCTAATGATCTAACACCTGAGCAGAGAGAATATGCCTTAAAACTTATAGAATTAGATTTACAAGATATGAAAGGAGTTTCACAGCGTTGGGCTTCTGATATGGAATACGGAACTATTCTTTCTAAGAACGTAAGACCTTTAACTCTTATATTTCTTACTATATCTACTATAGTATTAATTATAGCTGATTCTAACGGATATGATTTTAATGTAGGTACTGAATGGATAGACTTACTTAAATCTCTTTTAATTACAGTATTTGTAGCTTATTTTGGTGGGAGAAGCTTCGAGAAGACTAAACGACTTTAGTAAATATAGCTTAGGCGTAATACAAATAACTTTTGTAACTTCTCAGGATTTCACATCACTTTTAATAAACATCACTTCTTGGCAATATATAATCTTATAAAGTATTGCTTCTCAGGAAGTTAGCTTCTTCAATAGCTTTTTGTTATTTTAGAAGCTTTTTACTTTTTATTATTTAAGGCAAAGTTACAACTTTTTTTTGACATATGCAAGTTATATTTAAGTTTTTTTCTGTTTTTAAATAAAGACCCTTATTAACTTTTTATATGCCCTCCAACAGTTTAAGGGGTTTTACGTTGGGGGGTTTTTTTATTATGGCTAAGAAACCTAAATTAACTACATTAAAAAAGAAACTAGATAAAGTACACTCTTATTATGTAAGATTAAGAGATACTGACTCTAACGGTTATGGAGACTGCGTTTCTTGTGGTACTACTCTAGAATGGTCTCAAGGTCAAAATGGTCACTTCAGACCTAGACAACACTTATCAACTAGATGGGAATACACTAACACTCATTTACAATGCTCACGATGTAACTGTTGGGGTGGTGGTGAATCTTATTTATATGCTAAAGAATTAGATAGACGTTACTACAAAGGTAAAGCTGACGAATTAGTAGCTCAATCTAGAGAGTTTAGAAAGTTTATGATATTTGAATATCAGGAATTGATAGCTGAATATACAGAAAAGTGTAAAGAATTACTTAAGGATAAAAACTTCGATCTTAAGTTGTAATTTGTTAAATAAAGTTTTCGTAAAGTTTTCGTAAATAAATTTTTATTTATGTAACTATTTATTATATATTTGTACTAACAAAATAAATAACAATGAGAACTAAATTTTTAAAATACACAATATTAACTGCTTTAATGATAGCAGGATGCTCAGAGATAAATGCTCAATGCTCTAAATTTAAACAATGGGAAGGATTAAGTTTTTATATTCCTCAATATACTCAGCACTTTATAAAGTCTGAAAGATATGATGTAAACGGAATATTTAATTCTCAAGGTGGTAATTTAGGATTAGCTTTAACTTATAGTAAAAGTAAAAAACATTATTCTTTTGGAATGATCAAAAACTCATACGGAGATTGGAGTAAATTTGCAACTATAGGATTTAATATATATGAAAATAGTAAAAATCAATTAACTATTAACTTAGGATTAGCTGATAATTATAAAGGTTCTTATAGTCAAGAAGTAAATAGAAAACTATTTGAACAAATATTCCCTAAGTTTATGATAAATAACAAAATGATAGCTGTAGTAATGGCTACATATAAAAAAGACTTAATTAATATAGGTAAATCTAAAATAGGTTTACAGGTTAATGTTTCTCCTATATATGTAAATACAGGATTATTTTTAAAATTATAACAAAAAAACTTGCATACATCATTTATTTTTCGTATGTTTGTACTATAAATAAAAACCCTTAAATTAAATTAAAATGAAAACAATTAAAAATTTATCACTAATAGTATTAGCATTTGCTTTATTTAGCAGCTGTGAACCTAAAGAAGATAACTCAGTATTTTGTTCAGATAACTCTGAGCTATTCGGAGAGTATCTTAATCAACAAAAAACTCTATACTATACTTTCAATTATGATTGTACTATGAGCCTTAATGAAGTAGTTTCTTCAAATGTAGGAGAATTTAGTAAAGGTGAGTTAGTTTATAATGGTTCTTTTGAATACATTAACGGAGTTTTAAACGTTCAAGATTTATATTTGGACTCTGAAACTTCTATTTCAAACGGTAGAGTTCTTATAACTGAAGGTAACGGATTTGTAGCACTTAAAAAGATAAACTAATGTTAACACCTGCACAATTAAAAGAAAGAGCTTTAAATAAGATAGATGCTAAATTATTCTTTGCTCAAAAAGATTTAGAAAGAAACTCTTTAGAGATAGACGGAGTTATACCTTCTAAAATGGACACTGATAGTTTATTGAATATTAGATATTCTTATCAAACTGAAGTAGATGTATTAAGATACATTAAACAAGCAATAGAAAAGTTTAGTTCTAAATTAGATGAATCTCAATTAGACCTAGAAGAATTAATTAACGAAATGACTAAAAGATAATGGCAAAGAATCAATTGACAACGACAAAAATAGATAAACCTAAAAGAAAAAGAAAAGGCGTTCATTCTAAAAATGCAAGTAAAGGACAAAACGCTTATAAGAAAGTATATAGAGGACAAGGAAAAAAATAAAATTATGAAAAAACTATTATTAATATTACCATTTTTATTATTATTCAATTGTGAAAAAGATAACGATGACGTAATACAGGAAATGTCTCAAGCTGAATTATTAGTAGGTAAGTGGACTGAAGAATTTGCTCCTGAGTTAAACTTATGGACTTTGTTAGAATTTAAAGCTGACGGAGAGTATAAACTTAGCTTAGTTGATGAGAACTATGAACTAGTTCAGCAATATCATCAAGGTACTTGGAGTATAGACGGAGATCAATTAACTAGAAGTTATGATAGATTAGTTGACGGAACTAGCTACAGTACAACAAGCGAGTTTTTTTCTAGTAGATTTGTACTTTTAATAAGTGCTTCAGAATACGCTAGAGTAAGCAATTAAAAATAATTTAAAAAAAGTTTGCATATATCAATAATATTTTGTATGTTTGCATCAAATTAATAATTATGACATTACAAGAAAAATTATCAAAAATTCAAATAGAGCTAAAAGTAGCTAAGACAAAAACAAATAAGTTCGGAGGATATAAGTTCCGATCAGCAGAAGATATCTTAGAATCTTTAAAGCCTATGAATGACAAATACGGTGTTTACTTTTTAATCCGTGAGGATTTAATCGGTGAAGCTGTAATTAAAAGCGAAGCTACAATCTTTGATTTAGAAGGAAACTCTATTAGCTCATCAGCTATAGTAGGAGTAGATTTAAACCAAAAAGGAATGGCTACAGCTCAACAATATGGTTCAGCTAGTTCTTACGGCAAAAAGTATGCACTAGGCAACTTATTGTTAATTGACGATACAGCAGACGCTGACGCTACTAACACTCACGGTAAAACACAAAAAGGTAAACCTAGCTTAAATGCTAATACACCTGAATTTTTAAAGGCTGTTGAGTATGTAAAAGGCGGTGGAGATATGTCTGCTATAGAATCAAAGTATAACGTAAGTGCTGACGTTAAAAAGCAATTAGCACAAAAATTAGTATAATTAATAAAACCCTTAAAATTAAAAAAAATGGCAAGTATTTTAACAATCGGCTTAAACAAAGACAAAGTCCAATTCAATGAAAAAGGTTGGGCTAACGTAACTATTGTTCTTAATGATGAAACTAATCAGTATGGTCAAAACGTATCTGCTTATATGAATCAGACTAAAGAGCAAAGAGAAGCTAAAGAAGCTAAAAATTACGTAGGTAATGGACGTGTGGTTTGGACTGAAGGTTCAGTAACTATCGCTGAAAAGGTTGAGCAAGGTGTAACTGCATCTGAGCAATCTACAGCAGGTAGAGAGACTCCTGACCTACCGTTTTAGTTAACCCCTGACACAATTAAAGAAAGTACCCTTAACCCTTAAATTAAATTAAATGATTGCAACTATAAAAGACCTTAAAGAAAAAGTATTAGATATTAAATACGATAGGATTGAACAAGGTAAAACTTTAGATATTCCTGAGGTTGACGAATGGTTGAGGTTTAAAAAGGGTGCTTTCAACATTTGTGTAGGTCACGCAAATACAGGTAAAACTACAGTAGTTCTATATCTTATGTTAGCTTATGCTTTGAAGCACGATCTAAGTTGGTTAATTTTCTCATCAGAAAATACTGACTACTCAATAGCTAGAAAACTTATAGAATTTAAAACAGCTACACCTGTACAGAAGCTCCCTGATGCTAGAATAGAAGAAGAATTAAATTGGATAAACGATCATTTCAAAATAATCTCAGTAAATAAAATATATACAGCTAGAACCTTAATGGAAGAAGCTAAGAAAATAAAGGAGGTTTTTGATTATGACGGTTTATTTGTTGATCCTTATAACTCTCTAGCAAAAGATGCTCAACTATTAAGAAGCGTTGGGGGTCACGAATACGACTATCAAATAGCTTCAGAAATGAGATTGTTCTGTAAAGAGAATAACGTAACTATGTGGCTTAACTGTCACGCTGTTACAGAAGCTTTAAGAAGAAAGCATCCTCAAGATCACGAGTTTGCAGGTTTCCCTATGCCTCCTAGTATGGCAGATGTAGAAGGAGGGGGTAAATGGGGTAATAGGGCTGATGACGTTGTTTCTATTCACAGATATACTCAACACCCTGAGAGATGGATGTATTCAGATATTCACGTAACAAAGGTAAAAGAAACAGAGACAGGCGGTAGACCTACTCCATATGATGCACCCATTAGCTTACGAATGATGCCTAGTAATACAGCTTTCACTATAGCAGGTAGAGATGTAATCTCAGTAGATAAATTTGATAACAATTTAAAATTTTAATTATGATAATAATAATAAGCATATTACTTTTATTCTTAGTTGGTTTACATATGTGGACTACTAATAAGAATACTAGTATAGAAGTAGGTTTATTTTTTGGCTTATTCTTTGGATTTGCTTTAACTAGAAATGAAGATGAAGTAGCTGAAGTTGTAAATTTACAAATAGCTTTAGGATTTATAACTATAAATATTGCTTCTTATGAATACAAATAAAGCTATAGAGCTTCTAGCTAAGCATCACTCTGAATTTATTACTATGACTAAGGCTATAGCAGGTAATAACCACGAGGTTAGAAATTATGCTGAAGACTACGTTCAAGACGCTTATATAAAGTTAATGAAATATGATGACTTATATGACAAAATTATAACTAACGATAAAGCTACAAAAGGCTATATGTTTTTTACAGTAAGATCAATAGTTTTAAATGAGTTAAAAAGAGTTAAGAAATGTAGATATAACTTTGTAGGTGATGAGTATGATATGGAGGAGAAATATATGTTAGAGGATAAAGGAATTGATCCTGTTAAAATACAGGAAGATTTATTAGAGTCTAAAATGTATGATGTTTTAAAAGAGTCTGTTGAATGGTTTGACTACGAACTATTTAGAACGTATCTAAAGACAGGTAAATCTTTCAGAGTATTAGCTGAAGAATCAGGTTTAGGTATTCAAACTATATACCTATCAATTAAGAAAAGTAAATTAATAATAGCCGATAAGTTGTTTGAAGACTATATCGACTTTAAAAACGGAGAACTTTAATAAAAACAATATGGAAAATTTAAATGACAAAATTTTTGAACTTCACGCCGAAGGACTTAAAGCAGGTAAAATAGCACAAAAGCTAAAAGTAAAAAAAGCTGTTGTATTAGATATCTTAGGTGATGCTGCTAATAAAGGCTTTGGAGACGTTGTAGAGTCTATTACAGAAGCTACAGGTATTAAAGCAGTTGTAGAATCTTTAACAGACGATTGCGGTTGTGCTGCAAGAAAAGAAACTTTGAACAAGTTGTTTCCTAATAGAAACTTAAATGATTTATCTATTGAAGATAATGAATACTTAACTAAGTTTTTTGCTCTTAAACAATCTTATGTTAATTCAGAACAACAAAAAG